AGAATAAAGTTAATAAAGCCATACTTAAAGTTCCAAGAGCAATAAAGATAGACCAGAATAGTTTTTCTAATCTTTTCTCCAGCTTATAAACTGAAGTACCTAGTATTTTAATTTCTCTACGGATTCCTGTTATATGTCCCTTTAGACTGATTAATTCTTCGTTGTGAGTTCTTGCCATTGTCTTTTTCGCATTTGCAAGACTTTAGCAAGGCACACTCACCAATCCAAAGTTTGAAAATACACATTAAATTTTATGCACTAATATCAAACTATTGTGTTTTAATAAAGTTATTTCTTATAAAGTTTTTCTACTGTGTCTGCGTAGTTCTTCCAAAAGCTTTTTGCATCTTCAAAAGCATCTGCGTAGAACTTAGACCAATAATTCTTAAAGTCTGAATAGTTTAGCATTGTTATCTCCGTTTGTTATTGCCAACATATAATGTTGCAACATACGAAGTTCAAGACTACTTGATATTTAAATGTTCTTTAACTGATTCAATAATGTACTTAGCTATTTCCCACTTCCATTCTGCGTATAAGCCAATTATTAATCCTAATATAAAATAAATCATTTAACCTTATTAAAGTATTCTATACATTCTGCAATAGTTTGTTGTCTAATATATTCATCTCTTATTTCTTGTGAAGTAGGTTGTGGCAAAGGAGAATCCCACCTATCTATAATAAATGTTCCTCCAGCAGATGTTAAGTCATAACTAGCATTAGGTGCTAAAGATTTCATTACTGTATTAATACCCCAAGAAAAACCATTTTCATTAGTGTATCGTTTTATAGTTGCTCCAATAGATAATTTTCTTACTGTCATTTAAACTGTTTACCAGTTACCCAAGTTACCAAAGAATTTCTTGTTCCTTTAGTTACTGGTATAACTTCGTGCAATACATAAGAGGGGAATATAATTAATGTGCCTTGTGTTTTATCCATAACTGTTCCTTTATCATCTCCATCATATAATTTAAGTTCTCCACCTTCATATTCTTCAGGATTTGTAAGTTGAATAGATATAGATAATTTTCTAACTGGTATATTCATTCCTCTATCAACGTGCTTACCATATTTACCAGATGGTGCTTCGTAATTAGTAAATTGGAATCCTTCATTTAATCCAAATAAATTAAACTTAAAAAATCTTTCATTAAGATTTAATGTAATGTCAGTTACTCTACGAAATACCCAATCCATACCATCAACTGGGTATAACCAAGATATTTTAGAATCTCTTACATCAGATTCTCCTTTAGTCTTTCCTTTAATTAAACCTTTATCTTTTGCTATATTAATTATTGACTGACATTCTTCTTTTGAAAATGCGTTATTCCAAAATGCGTAAAGATTAATTTGATCTAATTCAAAATTCCAAGATGAATTTTCAAATTTAGGTTCGTGAAGTTTTATTACTTCTGACATATATTTCCCTTTTGTTTTTATTATTTATTCTTTAGTCTTTATTTCCCAATTTATAATAGATTCATTCCAAGAATAATACTGATTTTCTTCTAATTCTGTTGTTGGTTTAGTAACTGGTGCTTCCCATCTACAAGTATCTTCGTTTAATATCCAACTAGGAAAATTTGGTTTAGGTGAAATAAAAGCATCTCTAATTTGATCGTAGTAATCTCCTATACCTGCGTAATTTTTTCTAATATTATTATTGTATGACGTTTGTTTCCAAACATCTCTTGTATTGTAAAGTTTGTTAATAAAATCTACACCTAATTTTTCTTGTTCAATTCCATTACTATCTGTAATTACAGAATTATTAATAGAGATCACTTTTTCAACTATATTTCCTGTTCCTAGTTTTGCAAAATAAGCCATAAATTATCCTTTTATACTTCCTGAATCGTTAAATACAATTACTGTATCTGAACCATCTGTTGTAACTGTTGGAGAACCAGTTGTAGTTCCTGAATAACTAGCTGTTGGCATACGAAGTATTACAACTCCTTTTCCACCTGCTCCTGAATTTAAAGGGGTCTGAACTCCTTCTCCACCACCACCTCCACCGCTACCAGTATTAACTGTTCCTGCTGTTGCAGAAAAACCAATGTTTGTACCACTTCCACCACCACCAGTTCCTCCAATAGCACCTGTAGTAGATACAAATCCTGCACCTCCACCTCCACCAGCTCTTGTAACAGAAGAACCTGTGATTGAAGAAGCTAAACCATTGCCTCCTGCTCCACCTGTTTGTGTTCCTGATGCTGACACTGTTGTACCAGCTACACCAGCACCTCCACCTCCTCCTGCACCATGAGAATCGGCATTTGGATTACCATTACCACCTGCAAATCCTTGATTTGCTGTGCCTGAACCACCTAAACCAGATGTGGTTGGTTGTCCATCTCCGCCACCACCACCACTACCTCCAGAATTTCCAGAAGATGCAGTTGCATTACCAAATCCACCACCTCCTCCTCCAGTAGAAGTTATTGTAGTTAATCCTGTTCCTGAAATTGATGAATCTGTACCACTAGCTCCATTTTGAGTAACTGTAGTTCTTCCAGCACCACCAGCACCAACTGTTACTGTATAAACTGTTCCAAGATTAAATGTTAAACTTGCTTCACTGCTTCCACCACCACCTGAAGTTTCTGTTGAATATGAATTTCTATATCCTCCTGCACCTCCACCTCCACCGCTTCTAGCAAAAGTAGTATTTGTACCTGTTCCTCCTGATCCACCACCAGCTATTACTAAAAAATCTACTGAATAAGTTGTTGGTTCTAAAGCATCTGTTCCTTCATTAATTCCTGATGTTGCTATCCAACCTTGTGTGGAATCTATATAAACTAATAATACACCTTCTCTTTCACCAGTTAATGCCAAATTATCTGTTGCACCTTCTATTTTATTTCCATTGGGAGAAATAATAAGTGCGTTAGTATCAAAAGTTCCTGCGTAATCTACTACTGCTACTTGTTGTCCAGCAGTTGGTGTTGCAGGTAAAGTTACTGTAAATGCAGATGATGTAGTATTACAAAAATATCCTTCTCCAGCATCAGCAGTAAAATTAGAAGTCTCAACTGAAGATTGCCAAGAAATACCAGAAGCAGGAGTTGCGAATGATAATACACCAGAACCATTTGTGCTTAATACTTGTCCAGCAGTTCCGTCAGTTGCAGGTAATGTAAATGTTAAATCAGCACTTAAACTTGCTGGTGCTTTAAAAGCTACATAATTTGTTCCATTAGCTGTTGTTTCACGAAAGCGAATTTCTTTTTGATTATCTATAATTAAATTTACTGTTGAAGTAGAAACTGAATCTGAAAGTGTTAAAACTGTTCCTGTTGCAGTTGTTGATAGTCCAGTAATTGATACTGTTGAATCTAACCAATTTACTGTGTTAGTTGAATGGTCAATAGTTGCTAAAGAAATATCATCAGCACCATCATAATATTTTAATGTAGGTGTAGTTGGAGAAGTTGTATCTAGCCAAAGCTGACCAGCTACTGCACCTGTTGGTCTTGATGTTCCTGAATTTGTTGTTTGAATTGCTGATAGTGCATTGTTTAAATCTGTTCTTACTGCTGGGAATGTAGCATTAGAAATAATATAATCGTGTTGTGCCATAATCTATCTAGTATAATTTTTTAAAAACCTTTTGCCAAAAAGTCAAACGTCTTTGATATTCCAGTACCAGAACTATTTTTAAAAGCTACTGAAAATCCTGAAGTAGTTTTACTTGTTAATTCAAAAAAATCTCCAGTCGCCATGCCTTGTGCTGTAATACCAACTGCATAATTAGCAGAATAGAATGGTAAAGTAAAGGTAACTGAATATGTGCCAGTTCCTGAAGTAATATCATTTCCACTAAATATTCTATCTGGCATATCTACTGTAACTGATAAACCTGTAATAACTGGAGTAGAAACTCCATCTAAAGAAGTTAATTTCATTCTAAATTTATAATATCTAGCTGTGTAATCTCCAACAACAAAATTTCTAAATAAAGTATAAGTTATGTTGTCAGCAGATGTAGCAATTTCTAAATGTGAATTTGTAAATGCTGGTGCGTTTCCGTCAAATGAACCTGTTGCATCATCAAAAAGTGTAAATCCTCTACCACTATCAAATAAATCCGTAGGATCTTCTGCATATTGTGTAATTGATGCTGTTATTCTTGAAGTAAAAGTTCCACCTAAGTCTATTGGTGCAGAAAATAAATAAACACCTTCACTTGCTAAAGATGTAAGTCTTAGTTCTCCACCAGATAAAGTTAAATTTGTTTTTGTTCCTGCAAATGTTGGCGATTCAGTTTGCGTTGTAACTGCATTAAAGTTACCAACTGCTAATAAACTTGTAGATATAATTGCTTCATTAATAGATAAGTTACCAGCTTTATCTACTGCCTTTATAAGATATGAACCTACTCTTGCTGGAACAGTAATTGATGTCGCTGGTCTTGCAACCTTTTCAACTAATGTAACTGAGTTAATCCAAGTAGCACCAGTTGTTGCTGTTGAAAAACGAATAGCATAATAAGCTAAATCTAAATCTGGTATTTGTTTCCAAGATAAATGTGCGTCTTGACCAACAATGTTACAAGCAAAATCTTCAACATCACTTGGCAAAGCTGTTCCACCGACAATAGTTCTTGTAGCAGAAGTATAAGTAGAACTAACTCCTAGTGTATTAAATGCTTTTACTCTTACATTATAAATTAATCCATCTACTACGTTTAATATTCTATGAAATAATCCTGTAACCTGACCAGATATAAGATAATCTGTATCTGTACTTAGTTTGTATTCTACTTGGTAGTAATCCACAAAGTTATCTAATGATGCACCAATAGTTACATCTAAAGCAGTAATAACAACTCCATCTGAGTATTCAATCAGTTGGTCATCTAAAGTAACTGATACTGGTGCTGTAACAGAAAAAGGATTAGGAAGTATTGTATCAGCAATAGTTGGTGCTTCGCCTTTTTCTTCCCAAGTATAAAAGTTGTCTTGATGTTCTTCTAATCCAAGAGTTACTGTTGAATCTGAATTAATAGCTAAAGACATAACTCTAAATGGCTTGGCACTAAATCCTGCTGTATCGTAAGTAGCTGTAACTATATCTCCAATAGATAAATTAAGTGCTTCTGAAGTTACTGTTACTTCTGCTTTTAAATTGTTTCTTGATCTCTTTAATATGTTCTCGCAAATTTCTTCAGCTTGATATGGAGAAGTTACTTGTAACATATCAAAACTTCTTTCAAGTAAAGTATTGTTATCATCACTTAACATTGTTGCGTGTTGATCTTCTACTGGTAATGCTGAATCATCAAATGGTGGAAAAGAAACTGTATCTGATTGATAATCTTTTTCTGGGTTAGTAAATGTTCCTATAACTCTATTGTATTTTTCTGATTTACTTTCACCTTGTAATTTAACTTCGCTTACAACATTATCTTTAGTTAATAGTAATTGTGAACTTCCTGAACCTTCAATAATAATTTTGTATTTACCTTGTGTGTAATTAAAGATTGCTCTCATAGGTACTAAGAGTTCTCTTACATTCTCTAATACTTTCTTTTCACTATCTATAACTGCATTTGTTTCAAATAAATTTATATCGCTTGTAGCACCTGAATAAGGTGTAACTTGTGTATCGCAAGTATTTGCAGAAGTTTTAAATGTATCGTAATTAGTTTCAAAGGCATCATTAGGTAATCCTTTTCCATATCT